TTCTTTCTTGTTGCCTGCATGGTTTCTGGGGAAGTTTCCTGAGAAGAAGATTATTCAGACTGCGCACACTGCGGAGTTGGCTACCGGATTTGGACGAAAGGTTAGGAATCTTGTTTCATCAGAACAGTATCAGAAGGTATTTCAGACTAAGCTATCGAGCGATTCAAAAGCCGCAGGTCGCTGGAACACTAATGTGGGTGGTGATTACTTTGCTATCGGTGTTGGCGGCGCTGTTACAGGTAAGGGCGCAGATCTTTTAATCATTGACGATCCTCATTCAGAGCAGGAAGCCAAGCAAGGCAACCCTGCGGTGTTTGATAATGTCTATGAATGGTTCACTTCCGGGCCAAGGCAACGTTTACAGCCCGGCGGAGCCATCATTATTGTGATGACTAGGTGGGCTAAGAGGGATTTGACAGGCCAAATCCTAAAAAACTCGGACAAAGATGGCGTAGATCAGTGGGAAGTCATTGATTTTCCCGCAATTATGCCAAATGGGAACCCTTTATGGCCCGGATTCTGGTCTAAAGCTGCTCTTGAATCGTTAAAAGCTGAGCTTCCAGTGTCTAAATGGGAGGCTCAGTACCAACAGAACCCCACATCCGAAGAAGGCGCGATCATTAAGCGTGAACATTGGATGGTTTGGGACAAGAAACAACCCCCTGAATGTGAATACATCATTCAATCTTGGGATACTGCGTTTGAAAAGAACAATAGAGCCGATTATTCTGCCTGCACGACATGGGGTGTCTTCCAACATCCCAACAAAAACGGTGATTTGAAGGCAAACATCATTCTTTTAGATGCATTCAAAGAACGCATGGAGTTTCCTGATCTAAAGCGTAAGGCTTTAGAGGTGTACAGGGAATATGAACCCGACACTTTAATTGTTGAGAAGAGGGCAGCAGGTGCGCCTTTGATCTACGAGATGAGAAAGATGGGAATTCCGGTCGCGGAGTATACGCCGGGCAAAGGAAACGATAAGATATCGCGTGTAAACGCTATCTCTGCTTTGTTTGAGTCTGGCATGGTGTGGTGTCCTGAAACCCGATGGGCTGAAGAAGTGATGGACGAGTTAGCTTCTTTCCCTAATGGCGACCACGACGACCTTGTTGACTCAAGCAGTCAGGCTCTGATGCGTTTTCGCTTGGGAGGCTTCATCTCCATCGATTCTGATGAAGAAGATGAACCTTTTTACCAACGTAGAAAAGTAGAGTACTACTAAGGAATATTATGAGCATTGAACGATCACTGAGCCAAGCTCCATTAGGTTTAAACGATTTGGAGATGGACGATGCCCCGGCAATGGAGATTGAGATTATCAACCCAGAAGGTCTCAAGATTGGTATTGACGGCGTGGAAGTTGACCTCATGCCAGAGACTGAGGAGGAAGACTTCTCAGACAACCTCGCAGAATACATGGAGGACGATGAACTCCAAAAGATTGCCAGCGACTTGATTGGAATGGTGGATACAGACATCAACTCCCGTAAAGAATGGGTTGAGATGTATGTCAAAGGCTTAGATGTATTGGGAATGAGATATGAAGAGCGTACTGAACCGTGGCTCGGTGCTTGCGGTGTTTTCTCAACGGTACTCACAGAAGCTGCTGTACGGTTCCAAAGCGAGACTATTATTGAAACGTTCCCTGCTCAAGGCCCGGTCAAAACCGAGATCATCGGCGCAATTGATAAACTTAAAGAAGAGGCGGCGGAGCGTGTCAAAGATGACATGAACTACAGATTAACAGAGGGAATGCCTGAGTATCGACCAGAGCATGAACGCCTTCTGTATTCTCTAGGTCTGGCTGGCGCAGCTTTTAAAAAGGTCTACTACGATCCTTCAATGGGCCGCCAAGCTTCTATCTTCATACCCGCAGAAGATGTAATCATCCCTTATGGTGCTTCTAGTGCCATGACATCAGAGCGTGTGACCCACATCATGCGCAAGACAAAGAATGACATCCGTAAGCTTCAAGTCTCTGGTTTTTACGTAGACAAGGAGCTTGGAGATCCTCTTCAGTTCTACACCGACGTAGAGAAAAAGAAAGCCGAAGATCAGGGTTACAACCTCAATGACGATGACCGTTACCAGATCTATGAGATCCACGTAGACTATGACCTGCCCGGCTATGAAAATGAAGATGGGATTGCTCTTCCTTACGTCATCACCTTAGAGCGTGGTACAACTGAGATTCTCTCCATCCGCAGAAACTGGGTTGAACAAGATGAACACCGCCTAAAGCGTCAACATTTTGTCCAGTACACCTATGTTCCCGGCTTTGGAGCCTATGGTCTTGGTTTAATTCATCTGATTGGTGGATATGCCCGTGCAGGTACATCTATCATTCGTCAGCTGGTAGACGCAGGCACTCTGTCTAACCTTCCCGGAGGTTTGAAGACCAGAGGACTCCGAATCAAAGGAGATGACACCCCCATCCAGCCCGGCGAGTTTCGTGATGTTGATGTACCTAGCGGATCAGTCAAAGAGAACATCATGGCCCTGCCATACAAGGAGCCTTCTCAGGTTCTTTTGGCTCTGTTAAATCAAATCACAGATGAGGGTAGAAGACTTGGCTCAATCGCAGATATGAACATCAGCGATATGAGTGCTAACTCACCCGTAGGAACCACATTAGCTCTGTTAGAGCGCCAGCTTAAGACAATGTCTGCGGTGCAGGCTCGTGTTCATTATTCAATGAAACAAGAGTTTAAACTGCTCAAAGAAATCATCCGTGATTACATGCCGGAAGATTATGAGTACACGCCTGTTTTTGGTACACCCCAAGCCAAGCGTTCAGACTATGACATGGTGGACGTAATTCCTGTAAGCGACCCCAACAGTGCGACGATGGCTCAACGGATCATGCAGTATCAGGCTGTAATTCAGTTAGCTCAAGGCGCTCCACAGATCTATAACCTTCCATTGCTGCACCGTCAGATGATTGAAGTTCTGGGAGTAAAGAACGCAGATAAACTTGTACCTATTGACGATGACATGACCCCAAGAGATCCAATCTCAGAGAATATGTCGTTCTTGACAGGTAAACCCACTAAAGCATTCATCTATCAAGACCACGACGCACACATTGCTGTACATACATCAATGATGCAGGATCCAATGGTGATGGGTCAGATAGGTCAAAACCCAATGGCTCAACAGATGCAGGCGGCAATCATGGCCCACGTAGCTGAGCACATAGCCTTCCAATATAGAACGAAGATTGAACAACGCCTTGGCGCTACTCTTCCCAAGCCAGATACCGAGATGCCCGAGGATGTGGAAGTGCAACTCTCAAAGCTCGTTGCTCAAGCTGCAAAACAATTGTTGGATATCAACAAAAACCAAGCAGCCCAACAACAAGCCCAGCAGCAAATGCAGGATCCAGTTGTTCAAATGCAACAAGCAGAACTTCAGATCAAACAGCAAGATGCTCAAACCAAAGCGCAGAAAGTTCAAGGCGACTTGGCTATCAAACAGGCAGAGCTTCAACTCAAGATGCAGCAATCTCAAGGAGAAGACCCTTCTATTGCAGCGCAGCAAAAACAGCAAGAGATTGCTATGGAAGCCATGAAGAAACAAGCAGAGATGCGCATGGCAGAGCAACAACACCAGCAACAGTTGGAACACAGCCAACAGACGCAGGATATACAGGCTAAACAACAACTTCTTCAGATGCTTTTAAACACAAAGAACCAACCGAAAGGTGAATGATGACTCAACTTCTTGATGCTTTAAACAAAAGACTTGATGAACACATCAGGGAGTTAGTCACTGTTGTCAGTGATGGTGGTGCTAAATCCCACGATCACTACAAAGAACTGTGCGGGACGATCCGAGGTCTGCAAACCGCGCAGTATGAACTTGCCGATCTCGTGCGAAAAACCAAGGACTATGAAGATGACTGAATTTGATGTCAGTGCGGTTGATCTGAGCGGGGTGCTTAATACCTCCGTAGAAGAGAAAGCCAAACAAGTACCCGATCCGGCTACTTACCACCTCCTCTGTATGCTTCCCAAAGCAGAAGAGGAATTTAGCGAAACAGGGATCCTTAAATCCGCTACCGCTATACAACACGAGGAGCTTCTTTCCCCCGTGCTGTTTGTGGCAAAGATTGGCCCTGATGCATTTAAAGATGCAGCCCGATTCCCATCCGGTGCAGCCTGTAAGGTTGGAGACTTTGTGTTAGTGCGTCCTAACACGGGAACCCGCATGAAGATTCACGGTACGGAGTGGAGATTGATTAACGACGATTCTGTTCAGGCAGTTGTGCAAGACCCTCGTGGTATCCAACGACCTAACTTTTAAGGAATAATCATGGCTGAAATTGAAAAAACAGAATTTGAGTTTCCTGATGAAAAGGAAGAGAATTTTCGTAAGGGCGGAAAAGTTGTAGCCCCGCAGGAAGACGATAAGCCGGAGATTGAAGTTGTAGACGACACCCCAGAAGAGGATCGTTACCGCACTCCAATGAAAGAGGCTCCTCAAGATCCTACAGAAGAAGAGTTAGCAACTTACTCTGAGAGTGTTAAGAATAGGTTTAAACACTTCACCAAGGGATATCACGAAGAACGCAGGGCTAAAGAGTCTGCCGAGCGTGAAAAAGATGAAGCTCTTCGCCTTGCTCAGGCAATGTTTGAAGAGAACAAAAAGCTCAAAGGCTCCGTTAATCAAGGACAGAGTGTTCTCTTGGAACAAGCCAAGAAAGTCATTAACTCCGAAATTGAGCAAGCTAAACGGCTTTACAAAGAGGCTTACGAGTCTGGGGATGCTGATAAGTTGTTGGATGCTCAGGAAGCACTCACTACCGCCAAAATCCGCGCAGATAAGGTAAATAATTTTAAGCCTGCCCCTTTACAAGAGGAAGAAACTCCTGTACAAATAGCATCACAACCTCAACAGGCAGCGCCCGTTGACGAAAAACTACTAGCGTGGCAAGACCAAAATCAGTGGTTTGGAAGCAACAAACGCATGACTTCATATGCTCTAGGGCTACATGAGGAACTTGTTGAGAATGGTATTAGGGTTGGCAGTGACGAATACTATCGTCGTATAGACACTGACATCCGTGAAAGATTCCCCGACCAAGTTGGAGCCGGAGAATCCGTTGATGCGAAACCTCAACGAACCAAGTCCAATGTCGTTTCACCGGCTACCCGTAGTACAGCGCCAAGAAAAATCGTACTTACGCAGACGCAAGTGAATCTCGCCAAGCGGTTGGGAGTTCCTTTGGAACTGTACGCCCGTAAGGTTGCTGAAGAAATGAGGAAATAATTATGGAAAAATCTGCACGTCCTAGTCGTGATCTATCAACCCGCGAAGTAGTGGAACGTCCAAAACAATGGATGCCTCCTAAACTCCTACCTGATCCTTTACCGGAAGATGGTTATGCGTTTCGCTGGATTCGGATTTCGGTTCAAGGTAGGTCTGAT